CGGTGGTAGGGCTGAGGGTGCCACACTTAAGGCTAAGTTCCTTGAGAATACTCCAGCATTGGCTGTGTTGAGGGCTGACGTAGAGAAACAGGCTATTAAGGGTAACATAGAAGGTCTGGATGGTAGGAGATTGATGATCCGATCTAGCCACGCAGCCCTGAATACATTGCTACAGTCAGCGGGTGCCATAGTGATGAAGAAGGCATTGACATTGCTAGATCACTATGCTAAACTATGGGGTATAAGGTATAGGTTTGTAGGTAACATCCACGATGAGATCCAAACTGAAGTAGAGATTGGAAAAGAGGATGTATTTGGTAGGTTAGCTGTATCTTGTATACAAGCGGCTGGAACTTACTTCAACTTAAACTGTCCACTGGATGGTGAATATAAGGCAGGAAAGTCATGGGCATCGACACACTAGTAGAAGACATCTATAAATTAGTATCAACTAAAGAAGTAGGAGAGCATATTGACCTTGATGACGCGATTGAGAACTTTGGTGAGAACATTAAAGGGCTTATGCGTACAGAGTTTGGGGTACTTAAGGGCAGGGACAGCAGAAAGCTACGCCTATCGGCCATTGGAAGAACAGACAAGTACCTCTGGAACTCCTACAACGATACAGCAGGTGAAGAGCTTGAACCCCACACCTACATTAAATTCTTATACGGACACGTCATCGAAGAGCTACTCCTGTTTCTTACAAAAGCTTCAGGACATGAAGTAACCTGCGAACAGAAGACCTGCCATGTAGCGGATATCAGGGGCAGTATGGACTGTAAGATTGATGGCGTAGTAACAGACGTTAAGTCTACCAGCTCATACGGCTATAAGAAGTTTAAGGATGGTACTCTTGCACAAGACGATCCATTCGGATATATTGGACAGATAAAAGCATACGCTCACTCAGAGAAACAAACTAAGTACGGCTGGCTTGCGATGGATAAACAGAATGGTCATCTTGCTTACTTGCTGTACGATGAAGAAGACAAAGACCACCCAATGTTTAAGTATTTAGATTACGATATAGTAGAGAGAGTAGAACACGTTAAGAAGATGGTTATGGGGCCAGAGCCTAAAGAACATTGTTACGCCACAGTCCCAGACGGGAAGTCAGGCAATACAAAGTTAGCTATGGGTTGCTCCTACTGTCAATACAAAGAACATTGCTACCCAAACCTACGGACATTTGCTTACGCCTACGGGCCTAAGTATTTAGTCGATGTAGTTAAACTACCACGCGTAGAAGAGACAATACCAGATGAGTTCTAAACGCCCAGTAAAGAAGAAGAGAAAGAGTATCGGTAAGTATCGTTCTGGATTAGAGAAGAAGTTTGCAGACGCATTACCATCTAAATTTATGGACTACGAACCATACGATGTACCTTACACTACATTCAGGAACTACAAACCAGACTTTGTCTATAAGGATATTGTACTGATTGAATGTAAGGGATTCTTCAGGGTAGGTGATACACAAAAGTACAAAGCAATTCGAGACATGATGAATGCAGCAGATACTGAAGCATCACAATACGCAGAATTAATCTTTGTACTGTCTAACCCTCACACTAAAGTGAGAAAGGGTGGTAAAATAACAATGGGACAGTGGTGTGTAAAAGAAGGATTTAAACACTACACTTTAGATAACACAGATGAGTTGATTGATTATGTCACTGACATTTATTGAACTTAAACAAAGAATAATACAGGAGTATGATCCAGACCTTCTGTGTGATATACTACAAGTTACCACCGAAGAGCTTGTCGATGCACTGGAAGATAAGATACTGGACAACATTGAAATATTTGAGGAGTTAGACGACAATGAGTAAACTAAATGACGCATTAGAAAGCGAATGGGATTCAGCAGCATGGCGAGCTAGTTATGCGATCCATCAGAAAGAGCTTACCTTCGGTGATCATGTTGCAGCAAAGGCTATGAATAGACAAGTAGGAGGCTCACACTATAAAGATATGGCTATCCAACCTGTAGACTTCTGCATTCAAAATAAGCTGGGCTTTTGTGAAGGTAATGTGGTAAAGTATGTTTGTAGGTATAAGAATAAAGGATTAGCTGCTGATCTACAGAAAGCTAAACACTACATTGAACTGCTGCTGGAGGGTTTAGAATGAAAGTAATTGAAGGTAATTTTGGTAGAGGTACAGTACCAGACGATCTGACGGAAAAACTATCAATTAAAGAAGTTTTTCAAAGGTTAGCCGACGAAGATGGTATAAACGATTTTCACGGAGCTGTAGGGTTCGCTATGAGAGAGGATGGGTTATCTGTCTTCTCTACCAACATGACGATACACGAAGTCTACATGCACCTTGATTTATTAAAGGATTATTTGAGGAATGGTTACGATGAATTTCAATGAGTATCAAGCGGTAGCTGAATCATTTGCAGACTACGAACACATCTTCTACCCACACGCAAGCCTAATGATAGAGGCTGCTGAGTTAGCTGACTTGTTCGCTAAACCTCTACTTAGAGGAGATGAGAAACAGATCAATAGAGATGACATCATATCAGAAGCAGGTGATGTCCTGTGGAATCTTGCAGTTCTGTTGAAGAGAAGTAACATACAACTGGAAGAAGTAGCTCAGTACAACATAGAAAAACTAACTGGTCGTGCAGAGCGTGGGACTATACGAGGTGATGGAGGCAATAGATAATGAAGCAAAATGAACTAGATTTGTTTAGTGGTACAGAAGAAGATCAAGAGTTAAGAAAAATAGTTATGGAAAGGTTAAGTTACGATAGTCGTACTGGAATATTCAAATGGGAGATTAGGGCTTCCTCGCATGTCCCAAAAGGCTCGAAAGCAGGAAACTTACATAAACAAACCGGATACGTCAAAATAAAAATATTAGGGCGCTCATATAGAGCGCACAGGCTGGCGTGGCTAATTGTGTACGGTAGTTTTCCACCTGATCAGATCGACCATATTAACGGTATCAGACACGACAACCGTATTAGTAATTTAAGGGCTGTCACTCATGCAGAAAACAATCGTAACAGAGCATTCGATATAAGGAATAAATCAGGATATACGGGCATTGCCTATAACAAAAAAACCAACAAATGGATTGCTCAAATTGGAGGTACTCGTAAAAGAGTATATTTAGGTAGCTTTGACAATCTAGAAGATGCTATTGAGGCACGAAGAATAGCAGAAATTAATTATAACTATCACCCTAACCACGGAAGAGATTAATGGATAACTACAGTAAGTTTATAGCTGCCAGCAGGTATGCTCGTTGGCAAGATGATAAGAGTAGGCGCGAGACATGGGAAGAAACAGCCCAGCGTTATGTAGCCTATTGGGGCAACAAGATTGGTAGTGATGAGAAGCAGAAGATCACTGACGCTATTGTTAATTTAGAAGTAATGCCTTCTATGCGTTGTGTTATGACAGCAGGACCAGCATTAGACAGGGATAATGTAGCAGGTTTCAACTGCTCCTACCTGCCTATTGATCACCCTAAAGCATTCGATGAGCTTATGTACATCCTCATGTGTGGTACAGGCGTAGGGTTCTCCGTAGAGCGTCAGTACGTAGGTAAGCTACCAGTAGTTGCTGAAGAACACCACACTACAGACACCACAATAGCTGTAGCAGACAGTAAGATTGGCTGGGCTAAGGCTATGCGTCAGCTTATTGCTATGCTCTATGCAGGTGAAGTACCAAAATGGGATACTAGTAAAGTCCGTGAAGCAGGTGAACGCTTAAAGACTTTTGGTGGTCGTGCTAGTGGGCCAGCACCCCTTATCAATCTGTTTCACTTTACAGTCAAGATGTTTAAGAAATCAGCAGGGCGAAAACTAAGCAGCCTTGAGTGTCATGACTTGTGTTGTAAGATTGCTGAAGTAATTGTTGTTGGTGGTGTACGTAGATCAGCGTTGATTAGTTTGTCTAATCCATCAGATGCAAGGTTAAGAACAGCTAAGAGTGGTCAGTGGTGGGAAGACAACTCACAACGAGCTTTAGCTAACAACAGTGCTTGTTATACTGAGAAGCCTGAGTTTGATTTCTTTATGGATGAGATGAAGTCTCTGTATGATTCTAAGTCTGGTGAGCGTGGAGTCTTTAGTAGAGTAGCAGCACAGAAGATTGCAGCCCGTAATGGTCGCCGTGAATCTGATCATGACTTTGGTACTAATCCTTGTAGTGAGATTATTCTTAGACCTAATCAGTTCTGTAATCTGTCTGAAGTAGTTGTACGTGCAGACGACACTCTGGATACACTAAAGGAAAAAGTACGTATTGCAGCAATTCTGGGGACACTACAGGCTACCTTGACTGACTTCCGATACCTACGGTCTGTCTGGAAGAAGAACACTGAGGAAGAAGCCCTGTTGGGTGTCAGTCTTACTGGCATTATGGATAGCAAACTCACCAGCTCCGGTAAAGAATTAGATTTTATTCTAAAGGAATTGAAAGTTGTTGCTGTTGAGACAAATAAGAAGTGGGCTAAGCGATTAGGTATCAATCAAGCTGCTGCTATTACTTGTGTCAAACCTTCTGGTACTGTGTCTCAGCTTGTTAACAGTGCTAGTGGTATCCATCCTCGATTCAGTCCTTTCTACATTAGGACAGTACGTGCAGATTCTAAAGACCCTATGGCTCAGTATATGTTTCAAGCAGGGTTTCCCTGTGAGATAGACGTAACTAAGGTTAATAAGGCTCCTTCTGAAGGCTATTTAAAGCCCACACAGGCTGATGTGGATGCAGGCACTACGTTGGTATTCAGCTTCCCTGTAAAATCCCCCACAGGCGCTCTGTGTACGTCAGATATGGGAGCAATGCAACAGCTTGAGTTGTGGAAGACATATCAAGAGAATTGGTGTGAACATAAGCCCAGCATCACGGTATACTACAAGGACGATGAGTTCTTTGATATCTGTAGCTGGATGTGGAAGAACTTCGATATGATGAGTGGTATTAGTTTGTTACCTTACAGTGATCATACCTATCAACAGGCACCATATACGGAATGCACTGAGGCAGAGTACAAGGCTGTGCTTAAAGTACTGCCTGACTTTGATTGGGAAGCACTAGCTACCTTTGAGTTTGAGGATATGACTACAGGGTCACAAGAGCTTGCATGTGTTGGAGGAATGTGCGAAATACCATAAAAACTAAGGGGGCTTAAATGCCCCCTAATTTTTCTACCACTTCTCTTTGTTAGCCCAGTAAGCTGCTGACATCTTACCCTTAGCTATGTTAGCCCCATGACGAGCCTTGAATGATGCTCTCTTCTTCTTCATCGCTTCAGACTCACCAGCTTTAGGTTTACCTGCTGTCGATGCTCCTTGCTCTCCAAAGCGTATGGTCTTAACCTTATCGCCTTCCTTAGCTACAACTACATGACTCTTCTTAGGATGGTCTGGAGTTCTCTTAGGTTTGTTAAAACCACTGACACCAGCTCTATCTAAACGTGGGTCTTTCTTCATTTGTCATTACCCCTGTTATTCCATAGTTCAAAGAGAACACGAACCTTTTCTTTCAGTGTCTCTATATCGTTGTGCATTTTAGCGAGTACAATAACTAGAGTTACAAAACCTACAGCTACGGGCCACGCAGTGTTTATAAACTCTAGTGCTGTCATAGATAGTGTCTACTACAAATAAGTTTATTCAGGAACATAAGCGCCTCTCTTGTAAGGCACAGTAGGTTCTGTCTCTTCTTTTTGCTTAAGAAGACTTATTACAACTAACCTGTCTGCTTTTAATTGAGCAATCATCTCTTGATTCTCTGTAGCTTTGATTGCTTTATTTATACCGCTCAATACAGATGCTAATGCTTTTTTAGATTGCGGCCCAGATAACACACGCGCTCCTAAATATGCAGCATAGGCTGCACTTACAGCTCCAGTAAGCATCACTGCTGCATCAGAAGTTGCAAGTCCAGAAAACAAAGTACCAGTTGACGCCAACCCTAAAAAGTTTAACGGTAGTCTAACCCCTGTCGATTTCTGTACATTCACAATAGACCTGCCTACACCATTTATTGCTTCCGCTCTAGCTTTTTCTGCAATAGTATCTTGAGCTAAATACATTAAGTGTTGCTTGCGTAATGAGTTTCTAAAAGGTAAATTAGGAACAGCCTCTTCTACTGCACTGTTTAAAATACGTCTTAGATTAGAAACCGCTAACTTTTTAGCATTTGTTCCTTCAAAATCAAGAGCTGAAGGGTCGTTGTCTCGAACCCACTTATCTATTTGTTTACGGGCGTTCAGTATACCGACTGCTGTTCCATCACTTTCTGAAATATATTTATTGGCTATACGAAAATAAGCCTTAATAGCTTCTGGTGCTGCTCGGGCTGTAGCAAACTCTTCACTATCTAAAAGAAGCTCAGTTTCTTTTTTTAAAGTCCCTAGTAAAGTTTTTTTGTCTACACTGGGGTTGCCTTGCGTTTTAATCCTATTAACTAACTGTACACCTTCCTTTTCAATAGCGTCATCTAATATGTTTTTATTTTCTGTGTAAGTTTTCTTAGGGTCTATTGCCTTTACGCGAGTTAGTGTATCAATACTTTCGTCCGTAAGTTCATCAGGAATAACTGTTTTTGTTTTTAATGGCCCTTGTAGAACAACTTTTCCCTTAGTATCTTCAGGAATAATAGGGTCTAGCATATTTTTTATGCCTTCTCTACGGGTTTTTCGTTCTTGTTTAAGGGCTGAAAGGGTTAATCTTTTACTTAAACCGCTGGTATCCAACAAGGGTGACATTTTAGTAGGGGGAACAGATATTAGACCAAAGTCAAACAGATTACCTGCGCTACGAACAAACTCTGAATTAGCATCACTACTATTTTTCCAATCTTGAAACGAAGTCCAGCTTTCTTTTGCCATATTTAAAACAGGAGCAAGCTCTTCAGATTCAGAAACAAACTTAGCTGCCTGTTGTAGACCATTTACAGCGCCTCTTCCTGCGTATAGCGCAGCTTCTGCTAAAGGTTCTTCAATAACATCTGGAGTTAGACTACCAGCTACACGCCGTAGTGCCTTAGCCCCAGCTAGAACAGATTCTCCAGCAGCGGGGAGTACAGCTTCAACACCCATACGCATCCCAGAAATCTGTGGACTAGTAGTGGTTCCTTTTTGATAGTCCTCAATAATCCTATCACCAGCCTCACCAGCCTCGCTTACTGCCGTTGTTAATCCAGACATAAGCTCTGAACCTATTTCAGACATAGGCATGTTACTAGGGGTATAAGGTTCTTGTGGTGGCGCTTCTGGTGGCAACTGCAAGATCATTGCTTTAATATCACTAGCCGCCTCTAAGTTATCTTCATCGAGAGCACGTTGCAATGCTCTCATGTACTGAGCCCTATCTGCCATGTTATTGCTCCTCATCTAAAAACTCTTGGGCTGTCTTCTTCGGCTTTTTGGCCCTATTAGAACCCCCAACTAGTTCTAGTAAGTCTCGGGATACTGGATCTAATCCGTTTTTTACTAATAAATCGGTAGTGTCGTCGCGCCTTTTAATCATGCCGTTAGCAATGTCTTGCGTCATCTCAAGAAGATAAACAAGAGCGCCTTCAGACATAGTAGCAGAACCACCAACACCCTTTGTAGCATTCTCAACGTCTTTTTCAGTAATACCGGCACCAGATCCAAAGTTTTTCACAAACCTAACTACTTCTTTTAATTGGTTAGTTACAAACTGCTCTGTTCGTACTGCATCTTCACTTTCAAAAGTATTGCCGCTCAACAGTTTAGCCATTTTAGCAGCCCCAACTAATGCATCTGCTCCTGCGCCAGTAATAATTCCTTGTTTAATTAATTCAAGACCGTCATTAGCTATATCGTAAGAAGCCTGCGCTTGTGCGCCATCAGAATAAATTGTTTCTATTGATTCTTTAACAACACCACCTACAGATTCCAGTATATTGTTGGCTTCATTAAACGTCCTGACTATTTGTGGGGGCTGTGATAAAGCTAAAGAAGAAGGTGTAACCCACTTATTTGTTTTTTCATCAAGCACGTTACCCGCATTGTTAACTTTAAGGGCTACAACTTCCGGTTTGGATTGCCCCGGTATAGCAGGCATTTGAAAAAACTCAATTTCTGCATTGGAACCGTCAATTAATTCTTGAAACTCATCAGAACTCATCGTCATAGCTGACGCTATAGTCTTTTCATCCGTTATACCCACAGAATTTAATAGTGCTTTTCTAGCGGGAGCACCTTGTTTCTTTACTAAGTCTCTTTGTTCTTCTTCTCTAATCCTTTTAGCTGCTTCTTCTAAATCAAAACCCTCTGTTATAGACGGTATCATTGACTCAAGCCCTACTTTTTGCGCTCTTGTTTTTAGAGATTCGATTATTCTCTGCGTTTTTAACTGCTCGGCTGTTTTTAAATCAGCAGATTGTTTTAATTCAGTAAGTTTAGATAAAGCAAGCAATTTTTCTTGTGGGGTTCTAGCGTATTTAGCAGATACAGCTAGAGATTGCATTAGAGCATCAGGAGATTCTTGATCAATAGCAGACAACTCTTTAGCAGCCAACTCCTGACCAGTATCCATCTGCATACCAAACATACCACCAATAGACTTAGCTAGTGGGTTAGACGAACCATATTGGTCAGCTCTTTGTAACATAGGGTCAGTAGGAGAACCTCTTCGTTCTCCTCCTCTTAGACCCTGTAGGAACGCATCTGAAAACTTAGCCATTTCTTTATTTCCTCTTTATTAAAGACAAATAAATAATTAAATAATTGCCTTAACTACTATAGTGTATTATACTGCTATTCTTGATTTGTGTCAAGTGTTTTTAACCACCACCCGATGGCATTGTAAAAGCATTGCTCGAATTGTAATCCAAAAGACCCCCACCACCAGTGTAAGAACTAGTGTCATAAGGATTAAATGTAGACCCGAAGTCATAGCCTGTGCCACTACCACTACCAAAGAAAGTACCACCACCCGTTGTAGGCGTTCCACCATAATCAAACATATCGGTTATGTTGAAACTATCTCCCAATAGTCCAGAAGTAGCACTACTGCTTCCCCCACCACCACCTAAGTAGTTCGACAGGTTACTTCCAAATATATCTGATATAGAGTTACCGCCTCCGCTATTAAGAACAGGCAGTCCACTCACATCAATACCCCCGCCACTACCACCACCAAACAGATTGCTAAGGAAACCCCCCACTTGTTGTGTCATACCCTGTCCCTGTGAGTTCTGTGATCCAGCTAAAGCAGCCAAAGCGTTGTAGTACTGCTGTGACAACTCAGCAGAACCTTGTCTACTCTGTAGCATCCCTTCAAGCCCAGACATATTAGCTTCAGCGTATTGTTGTGCAGCTTCTCTACGTCCTAAGTCTGCAAGTTGACCAACCTGAGTACCACCAGCAAGCATGTTTAACATCTGGTTTTCAGGCGCATAACCAGCATCCATCATAGCGGCTTGAAGCTGTAGTTGTTGCTGCGTCATCTGCCCCGGCTGCATAGCACTAGCAGTACCGTAACCAAACAAACCACTAGCTAAACCTAAGTTACCTTGCTGTAGCTGTTGTTGTGCACTGGCTGACCCTATATCTTGTTGTTGTAGGGCCATAAGTTGCCGTAGCCGTTCTGCTCCCATAGCTTGAGTCTGTTCAGTACCTGTCATACCTAAACTAGCTAATTGAGCTGCTCTGGTTTGTTGAGCACCTTGTAGGTCTGAAGACATACCCGCAAGCTGACTTGCCTGTCCAGATAAACCCAAAGCCTGCTGATAAGCCCTATCTTGTTCTGATCCAGCCTGCTGCATAGCCATTAAGCCAGCTTGATTCTGTGCTTCAGCTTGTGCCTTAGCCATAGCTAACTGTTCAGGAGTACCACCGTATTGAGCTGTCTGAATACCACCACGGCCCTGAGCCTGCAAACGCTCTTCTAAAGCAAGACGCTGTCTTTCTTCTTCTGGAGTTTGCATAGCTCGTAGTTGATTGTAGATATCCTGTTGTCTTCCAACCTGATTAGTAGAACCTAAACCAGCAGCAGACTGACCAGCCAAACCAGCGTACTGAGAACGTAGAGCTTCAATGTCTTGAGGAGCAGACAGACTTTGTAGACCTTGTTGTCCACCCATTAGAGCTTGCTGTGTTATTCCTTCTAAGCCAGTAGGTTGTCCGTACTGTCCTGCTTGTTGTCCGAACATATCACTAAAAACACTTCTCTGTGCTTGCATTCGAGGGTCTATTTGTCCAACTTGCCCCAGAAAGCCTTGAGCTTGCCCGTAAGCCTGATTAGCCATCTGTCCGTACATTGGGTTAGCTGG